AAAATTAAAACCGTCTTTTTTATATTCCCACTTCCCTTTAGTCCCTTTAAATATTCCCATCTTCATTACTTTTTAAAGCCTCATCCACGCATTTTGATAACGATTCGGATTGTAGGCGGTTGATTAATTGGTTAACTGTTTCTTTGATTGGTTTTGCCTGTCCTAAAGGCACAATCTTTCGGATGTGCAATATTTCCGTTTCCTGATTAGGAAATTTAGGTTTTGCTCCTGCGTTTCTATCGTTTGCCATTTTTATTTATATTTTTTATTTAGATAATACCAAAGAGCAACTTTTAAAGCATTGCATCTTAACTCTATATGAAAATCATTATTCCAGTCAATATTAGCTCCGTTTATAAAATAATTAAGAGTTCTGTCTGATTTTATAATATCTTCCATATTAATTATTTTTAATCCAATCAATTATCGCTTCTACACATCTTCTTTTTGTAGAGAAGCTATCTTGTGCATCTCCAAAATATCCTAATTTATTTTTTTCTGACCATCCCCACCAAATAGCCTCTTTAACATCCGTGTTGTAAGCGACTATTTCAAATTCTCTATGTTCAAAAGCAGCTAAATAATATCCTGATGCGATTTTTTTTATTTTAAGTGTCATAATTTCTATTTTTAATGTTGTTATTATCTGAGTACAAATATACAGCAACATTTTAAATAAACAAACATTTTATTAATTATTTATACATTATTTCAACATCCCCAATGTTTATAGGGTTTTGTAGTGTAGGAAAATTACTTTAAATCTCGATTTAAAATTTCTTTAATACCGTTTTGCTTTTCACAAAAAGAACACTTTGTTACTTTTACACTCCTACTATATTTTGTCTGTTTAGTAACAACTGTGACAGATAGTTTTGAACCACAATAGCTACAATCTATTTTTTGTTTAATTTCTGACATAATATCTACTTTATCTCAATTATTAATTCATTATTCCCGCTTTTTAAATGGATCGCACCCTGAATTTCGTTTGCCTCCAGTACACGTTTCAAAACCGTTGTAGTCATTCCGGATTTGCCGGATTTCATTTTACGGAATGTTTCAATACTGCATCCTTTGACGTTTTCCTGAATCCCGACTTTCGCCAGGATAAAATTGTAAATGCTTTGTTCTAATTTCATGTTATTGGGTTTTAAATTAACTGTATCTAAATAATTTTTTCATTTCATAAGTCACTTCATTTAAATTTTTAAACAAAATAATAATAAACAAGGGAATAATAGTAACCAATATAAAAATATAGGTTAATGGATTGTAGGGGTTTAATTCCCGAACTCTATAATTAAATCTGTCAAAATGCTTTTCGCCTTTATCAATTATAATTAAATTTGAAACTCCTAATTTCAAAGCTATTCTAAAATACTTAGTAAATGAATATTTTAATAATTGGTCTTTGTATTCTGATTCTGTCATAATATATATTTTTAATTCGTTACAAATATAATTAAAATAATTACAATTATACGTTTTATTCCAAAAAAAGTTTTATATTTGCCTAACTTTAAATTTTAAATGAGATGGAATCAAGTAAAGAATACTTCTTAAAACTATCGGAACAAATTTATAATGAGTTGCCGGATAACGAAAAAATGTATCTTAATCATTTAGGTATGGAAGTTAGGCAACTACCGACTAAAGAAGACAGTCAAAACGATGAGAACTATAAAAAAATACGTAAACATCGAATTGATGCTTGGAATGAGGAACAGTATTATTTATTCCAAAAGAGAAACAAATAGAAAATAAACAAATCGGTCAGGGTTTCATACAAAAATTATTCAGTCCTGACTGAATTTTAAATAATATTTTTGTATATTTACAATTCATAATTAACAGATGCAAGGTTAGGGCATCGTAATTTCTAACCATAAAAAAATACAATATTATGAGTACAACTTCAAACAGAAGGCAAGCCTTCAACACACCAACTTCAAATCCATCTACTAAATTCTTAGAGTGGAAATCAAACGACAAAGGATTTGAATACTACGACAAAGAGTTAAGCGAAAAAGTAAAGGTTGCACTTCCTTTTAAATTTTTAGTACTAGACGAATTACATTCAATTAAAGGGTGGAATGATGCAACTTCAAGTGGTATTTTTTCAAATGAGGTTAAGTTTATTTCTAAGGAAGTAATGACCGTTAAACCTTACAAAGGAAACGAAATCGCAAAGGGACTTTACAAAGACATTAAAGAGAAAGTTGTTTCCGCTGGAGGTCACTATGTGAAATCAATTTACATTATGCTTGAGGATGGTTCTTTAGCCAACTTACAACTAAAAGGATCAGCCGTTCAAAAGTGGGGGGAGTTCACTCAAAAAACACGTTCAAGACTTCCTGATGAGTGGGTTCAAGTTTTAAAAGCTACGGAAGGGAAAAAAGGAGCTGTTAAGTTTTTTACTCCAGACTTTACTTTTGAACGATCTATTTCCGACAATGAAGCGGAATTAGCAGACGAAGCGTTTAATTTACTTGAAGTGTATCTAAAAGCGTATTTAGTAAAATCTGAGCCAGAAGTTGAAGAAACTATTGATGTCGATGATCCTCAAGACGATTTGGATTTCTAAATTTTAAATAACACAACTATTTAAACCCTCTTAATTGAGGGTTTTTTTGTTTAAAATAGTACACAAGTACACTTTTAAATACCATACTATATTATAAGAGAATTAAAAAATAAAAATAAATGTTTTTTTTATTCAAAAAATGACTTTCAATGTGTACTTGTGTACTGTTGATATTTAACTATTTGATTTTCATATACTTTACATCAGTACACTTTTTTATTTTAAAAATATATTTATTTATAGTTGTTTATATAAAAAACATTAGTATATTTGTGTACTCTCTGATTTTAAGGAAAATATTATATTAATCCCATAATGAAACAGAAGTCAGAGAGCTGTGGATTTATGGGATTTCTTATTTTTATTTATGAATGTAACAATATACAAAAAAGCTACTGATGTTTCAAATGGATTCACTAAGGATGTTTTATTTTGTCTTGAAAGAATAAAACAAGGTAAAAGCAAGGATTTAGTTGAATGGTTAAGAAATTTGCCTAAAATCGAATATGATAAAAATAAAAGCCAATTACCTGGTGTTTGTTTTAATGGTGTTTTTGAATACCGTTCTTTAGCTGGTATTAAAGAACATTCAGGACTTGTTATTTTAGATTTTGATAAGTTTGAAACTTCACAAGATGCAATTGATTTTAAAAATTCAATTTCAGATGACAACTATATTTTTAGCAGTTGGATTTCTCCAAGTGGTAAAGGAGTAAAAGCATTAGTAAAAATACCTAAAGATATTGAAAATCATAAAGAATATTTTAAAAGCCTTAAAAACTACTATAACCATCCTAATTGGGATGATAGTGGTTCAGATGTAAGTAGGTTTTGTTTTGAAAGCTACGATAATGAACTATATTTAAATGAAAATTCTTTAGTTTGGGATAAAATAGATTTACCTGATGTTGAAGATATAGGAAGTAAGAATGTATCTATTGCTATTAAATCTGATAATTTAATTATTACCAATTTAATGAAATGGTTTGATGGTAAATACAATATGTCAGATGGACAAAGAAATAGTAATTTATTTAAACTTGCTTCTGCTTTTAATGATTTTGGAATTAATAAAGATGTTGCTGAGCAAACATTAATGCAATATGAAACTAAAGATTTTGATAGAAAAGAAATTATTTCTTTATTAAATTCTGCTTATAAAAAAACCAATAGTTTTGGAACTAAATTTTTTGAAGATAAATCTACAAAACAAAAAATTGAAAAACAAATTCGAACTGGTAAAAATAAAAAAGAAGTAATTGATTTACATTCCGATTACGATAAAAAAGAAATTGAAAATTGTATCGACGAAATAAAAGAGGAAATATCTGTTTCAGATTTTTGGTATTATAATGATAAAGGCAAAATAAATTTAAGTCCGCATAAGTATAAATTTTGGCTACAACAAAACAATTTTTTCAAATACTTTCCAACTGATACAAATACTTATACTTTTATAAAAATTGAACAAAATTTAGTTGAGGAAACAAGCGAAAAAAGAATAAAGGATTTTGTTTTAGAAAACCTTTTACAACGTGAAGATATTGGATTTAGTCCTTATGACTTCATGGCTTCAAGTCCTAAATATTTTCAATCTGATTTTCTAAGTTTTTTAGAGAGTTCAGAAATAAATATTAAAGAAGATAATCAAACAGATTGCTTTTTATATTTTAATAATTGTGTTGTTAAAATTACCGATGAAACTATTACAACTATTGATTATTTAGATTTAGATGGTTTTGTATGGAAAAGACAAATTGTAAATAGAGAATATAAAGAAACAGACCATCACAATTCAGTTTTTAGAAAATTTCTTTGGTTAATTAGTGGACAAGATTCTGAAAAGTACAATAGTTTTAAATCTGTTATAGGTTACCTTTTGCACTCTTTTAAGACTTCGGCGAATAATAAAGCTATTATTTTTAATGATGAAACTATTTCAGAAAATCCCAATGGTGGAAGTGGTAAAGGTTTATTTTGGAATGCATTGGCGCAAATGAAAAAAGTAAGCAGTATTGATGGGAAAACCTTTGAATTTACCAAAAGTTTTCCTTATCAAACTGTTAGCACCGACACGCAAATATTGGTATTTGATGACGTTAAAAAGAACTTTAATTTTGAGAGTTTATTTAGTTTAATTACTGAGGGCATTACTTTAGAGTATAAAGGTCAGGACGCTATAAAATTACCAGTTACTAAAAGTCCAAAAATATTAATAACTACTAATTATACTATTGGTGGTGTTGGTGGTTCTTTTGAAAGACGAAAATTTGAAGTAGAAATGTCAGATTATTTTAGTTATAAACATACTCCTTTAGATGAGTTTGGGCACTTACTTTTTGATGATTGGGATGAAAATGAATGGGCAATGTTTGATAATTTTATGATACAATGTGTTCAGTTTTATTTACAGAACGGATTAACTAAACACGATTTCAAAAATCTTGAAGTACGTAAGTTTATTAAAAATACATCGCATGAATTTTACGAATGGACAAAACCTGATAACGAGGGTAAAAATGAAAATATTGATTTTAACACACGTTGTACAAAACAAACTTATTACGATGCATTTGTAAATGAATACCCTGATTATAGAACTTATAAATTAAGTCAAAAAAGATTCACGCAATGGATTGAACAATATTGTAAATTTTATAAATATGAGTACTTAACTGGAAATTCAAACGGTCAAAGATGGTTTGAAATAGTAAACAAAGATTTAGATAAAATAGAAGATGATAACGATATAGATTTTTAATTATGAAAGCAATAGAAACAGAATACAAAGGAATACTTTTTAGAAGTAGATTAGAAGCAAGGTGGGCAATATTTTTTGACGCTTTTAATTTAGATTGGGTTTATGAGCCTGATTGTTTTTTACTATCAAATAATCAAAAATACACACCTGATTTTTATTTACCTAAGTTTGATTTGTATATTGAAGTAAAACCGAGTTTATGGTGGCAAAATGTAGATTATCACGCAAATAGATATAAAATATTTGAAAAAGATTTACTAATACTTTCAGATGATTTTCCGAGTTTTAGAGTAAATAAATTATATCATACTCACGACGGAGAAAAAATTGAAAACGATGTTGTATTTATTCCTAATCATTATAAATATGGGAATTATTTTTTTAGTGGTTATGATTTAGGAAGTTGTGAAGATGGTTTTGATGAAGATTATCAAACAGAATTAAATAAAGTTAAACAATATAGATTTTACAAATGAAAAATTATTTTAGAAATAGAGCAGAAATAGAATCATTTTTTAAAAACGAATACTTTGTTTTTAAATTTATGACAGAAAGTATTATACATTTTGAAACTTTAAGACCTATTTTTTTAGGCAATGAATTATTTAATTTTCAAGTTGCTTTTTATTATGAAGAAGGAGAAACTTTTTTTAATTATTCATCTTTTGAAGATTGGTTAGATAAATTTCAATTAAGTCAAGTAATAAAAATATGCGAAACAGATAACTCTCAAGAAACTCTATACTTTAAAAAATATGAAACAACTTAGGGATTATCAAATTAGAATAGCTGAAGACGCTGCAGGTATATTGGAGCGTAAAAAAATAGTTTGTATTTTTGCAATGGTTCGTACGGGCAAGACTTTAATGTCCCTCGAAACTTGTAAAAAGTTTGGAGCGAAAAGAGTTTTATTTATCACTAAAATAAAAGCATTTACATCTATTGAAAATGACTACTGGGATTTTTGTTACATACCAAGTTTTGACCTTAAAATTATCAATAGAGAAAGTCTACATAAAATTGAAACGAATGATTTTGATGTGGTTGTTATTGATGAAGTTCATGGATATACAAGTTATCCAAAACCATCGAAATATTTTAAAGATATTAAAGAACGTTTTGGGAATATACCAATGATAATGTTAAGCGGAACTCCAACCCCCGAGAGTTATTCGCAATACTATCATTTGTTTTCATTATCAAATCACAGTCCATTTAATAAATATCCAAATTTCTATAAATGGGCAAATGAATATGTAAATATTAAATTAAAATATTTAGGTTACGCACAAGTAAAAGACTATTCAGACGCACGTAAAAAAGATTTTTGGCATTTAATCCGTTATCATATTTTAACATTCACTCAAGTTGAAGCTGGATTTACAACCGATGTAAAAGAGCATATTTTAAAGGTTAAAATGAAACCGATTACTTATGCAATAGCTGACAAATTAATTAAGGATTTGGTAGTTATAAGCAAGTCAAGTGGTAAAGAGATAATAGCTGATACAGGAGTGAAATTACAGCAGAAAATACACCAGCTTTATAGTGGAACGGTTAAGTTTGAGGATGGTTCTGTACAAGTAATTGATAATTCAAAAGCTGAGTTTATAAAAGAAAAATTTAAAACTAAAAAGATAGCTATTTTTTATAATTTTATAGCGGAGCTTCAAATGCTAAAAGAAACATTTGGAATACAATTAACAACTGATTTAGACGATTTCAATGCGACAGATAAAAATATAGCATTACAGATTGTTTCAGGTCGTGAAGGAATAAGTTTATCAAAAGCGGACTATCTTATATTTTTAAACATTCAATTTTCAGCAGTTAGTTACTTTCAGGCAAAAGATAGGCTTACAACAATGGATCGAAAGTCAAACGAAATATATTGGGTATTTTCAGAAAACGGAATTGAAGAAAAAATATATCAAAGAGTATTAACCAAAACAGATTATACAAATGCTACATTCAGAAAAGACTTCAACATTAAGCGAACAGCAGATACAGAAAAAAATAATAAATCAGTTAGAGCGAGAAGGCTACTTGGTTCTTAAATTGATTAAGTGTAACAAAAATGGTTATCCTGACCTATTGGCTTGCAAAGAAAATGAATACTTCTTTATTGAAGTTAAAAAGCCTAATGGAAAACTATCTGAATTACAAAAAGTCAGATTAGATGAAATGAAAAGAAAGAATATTAATCATAAAATATGGACAGCTTATGGAATCGATTTTGAATATTAAAGGATTTAAATTAAACCTAAACTTTGAAACGCAATTTTCAAAAAAAGGTGAATTAATACGACTTTCCGGAATAGCTAAAAATTTACAAGTTCCTGAGAAATATATAAATAAAGCTTATAAAAATCATTGGATATATACATTTAGATACATAGGAACTGATAAATTTGTCAGCTTTGAATTTGATTATAATGATAATTTTTTAAAGATAACATGAACCACAACCTACTAATCCGCTTTTACGACTACCATTGTAATTTGTTTATTGATGGTAAGATTTGTTACGAATACTTTGTAGCAATAGAAAACGAATATTTGAAACGTTATAAATTATTTACGGTATGCCTAAACTAATACCCGTTTATACGATAGATGATCGTGTTAGGGATTTACGTCGGGCGTACATCGATAAAGATTGGGGGAAAGTTAAGGAGTTGGAATCGTACTTGGACTGGTATAATTACGGAATCGTTATTAAGAATTAATATAAATAGTAAATAATGTTTGCAAGTTTCAAAGGAATGTTATAAATTTGGTAAAAAATAATAAACAAATAGAAATTATGGGGCAAAAAATATATTTTCATAATATTACAAAAAATGAATATAACATCAATGATTTTGGCGATGCTGTGGAACAATCAGACAAAAATGATGTTATTAAATTTTCAGAAAGAGGTTGTGCTATTATGTATGATATTAGAACTAAGATAGAAAATGAAAGTAATGAATTTCAATCAACAAGAAATCATTTTTATCAGTATTTTAAAGAGTTTCACGAAGAAAAATTTAATATTTAATTATGAGTTCATTTAAACAAATTTTAATAGGATTATTTTTATTTATGTTAACTAATATTTTAATGATATTTGGATTAGATTTTTTTTCAATATTATTATTTATTCCATCAACATATTTTATAATCAAAGCAATAACTAACACAGAAAATTAAAAAAAATGAAATCAACCTCAGCAAGTTTGCATATTCAAGTAAATTGTAAGTGTCCTAATTGTGATGCTTATTTAGATGTTTTCGATTTAGAAGATGTTAAATATTCTTTAGATGAAACACATAATGCACAAGATTGCAATTTAGAAATTGAATGTGAAGAATGTTTAGAGAAATTTATTATAACCGACATTACGTTTTAATTATGAAAAACACACACGGCGGATCACGTCCAAACTCAGGAGCAAAACCCAAAGGAAACATTTTATATCAAAGGCGTTTCAGACCTGAGTTAGTAAAAAAAATGGATGAGTATTTAACGAAATTGAAAGAAGAGTATGGACAAGCACGAAAAAGAAGCTAAAAGAATATCGACTGAACTTTATAATTTATCTAAAAAATTTGAATTAGAAGGCAGTAAAGATTTTCACAACAAAGCAAGATGTGAAATAAATAAAAAATATGGTAAAGGATGGCGCGAAGATTTAGATTTAAAATCTATTGAAGAATTCCCACAAAATCATAAAGGTAGATTTGACAATATGAGTTATTATTAACCATAACACCTAAACAAAATGAATAAATTAAGAGATAAGTTTAGTAAAGCAAGAACTGATACACAATTTGATAGTGGGGTAAAATTTGAGGAACAATGCGAACAAATAACCGATGACTTTAGTGTGAAGTTTGCGGAGTGGTTACAAGAAAATAGATGGTTTTCATTTACTAATGGTAAATGGAATTATACTTTTGAACAAGGTACAGTAATAAGTAAAGCTAATTACGAAAAAAACTACAGAAAAACAACAACCGAACTACACAATACTTTAAAGAAAATATTTATGGAAAAGAATAAAGAATTAGAATTTAATAATCTTTTTGTTGGTCAAAAAGTTATTGATGAAGATGGGGACAAAGGAGAGATTACAAAGATTGAAAACATATTTAATATTTATGTGAAATATGATAATGGAGGGTCTGGTATTTCGTGCCTAAATAGATGTTGTAATGATAAACTATATGAACTATGAAACTAACCAGAATAGAAACCCTACAAAAGCAAATAAGAAAAGCCTACATCGATAAGAATTACGAAAAAGCTAAGGAGTTGGAGGAATATTTAAACTATTTTTGGTATGGCATCACAGAAAATTAAAAAAATAATATGGTCTTTATTCGATAGCGAAACAGCTATAACGCAATTATTGAATTCAGATGAATATATAATTTATTCAATTGGGTTACCGAGTTCAACAGCGATAACAGATAATTTTATTAAGATGGATTTAAGTAAAAGAAGCTGTCTTAAAAAATTAGAGCGATTACCTAAACCGGATATTATATTTGCAAGTCCACCTTGTGAAACATGGGTGGGTGTTAGTATTGGAAGTGTTAGATTTTATAATAGGAATTTCAATGAACATAACCTATATTGGCAGCGCAATTTTAAACCAAATGACTTTAAAACTATATTTATAAAAAGAAGATTGTTAGGACAAAGAACAGCTTATTTTACAGCGGAAATTATAAAAAAATTCAACCCAGAAGCATGGTTTATTGAAAATGGCAGCAGTAGTTTAATTTTTAAATACTTGAATAAATTTCACAATCTGAAAGGCAACCAAAATAAAACATATTATTCAAGCTATGACAATATTAATTTCGGACTGAAACCTACAACTATTTACAGTAATTTAAAAATGAATTTAAGGAGAGATAAAAAGAATTCTAATATAGCAACTACAAATCATATAAAACCACATCAAAAAGGAAAATATAAAGTTCTAACAGACTACTCCGAACGTTCCTCCGTACCAATAGAACTATATAAACACATTTTATCAATCTATGAAAACAAAGAACAATTATCTTTATTTTAATAATATATAAAAAAAATAAAAAATGAGATTATGAAAGCAGGATTTACAACAGACACAAATATACATCACAAAGCGAAATTTATTTTAGTTGGAAATATTCCATATGAAAACGAAATCATTAACTTTGGAGTTATGAATTTTGAGATATATAGCAATAAATCCAGCCTTTTGGATTGGAGTTTGGAGAATTAAAAAATAATTCCCTTTTATATTAAATTAATTTTGTAGTTTTGTGGTTATGGCGTATACCGATGAAAATAGAGATATTATATTTGAAAAAATCTGTGTAGAAATTGAATCAGGCAGGTCTTTGCGTTCCATATTGAAAGAGGACAAGGATATGCCAAGTAGTTCAACGTTTTTTATTTGGTTAACAGAAGATCCAATAAAATCGAAACGATACGAGTTGGCAACTGACTTAAGAACAGATGATTTATTCGATCAGATAGTTGAAATTGCTTTTAATACCGAAGAGGGGACTACTACAAAAGTAACCGAAAGAGGTATTGAAATAACTACTGGAGATATGCTTGGGCATCGAAGATTAAAGATTGACGCCTTAAAATGGTCTTTATCTAAATTGAACCCTAAAAAATACGGAGACAAAATACAAACAGAGCATTCAGGAGAAATAAAAACAAACTCCGAACCAATTACTCCTGAAGCCGCTAGAAAATTACTCCAGGATTTAGATAATGAAATCTAATGACAGAATTAGAAATCATAAGAGCAAAGGTAATTTCTGATAGTTTGTTCTTCACACGGTATTTCTTTAAGGAAAGATTCAAAAGGAAATTTATCGTAAACAAACATCACGAAATAATTTGCAATGCCTTAAACGATGTATTGGCAGGTAAAATAAAAAGATTAGCCATAGCCATTGCACCCCGTTACGGAAAGACGGAACTTGCCGTTAAGACTTTTATCGCTCAGGGACTTGCAATAAATCCGGCGTCAAAATTCATTCATTTATCTTATTCCCAACAATTAGCACTTGACAATTCAGAGGAGGTAAGGGATTTTATACAGGAGGAACAGTATAAAAACTTATTCCCTTATGTGAAAATGGATAAATCAAGTACAGCTAAAAACAAATGGTATACAACAGAAGGCGGTGGGATTTACGCAACAGCAACCGGAGGTCAGATAACAGGATTTGGAGCAGGTGAAGTAGATGAGGAATTTGATGAATTTATAATTGAAAATAATAATAAGTTTGCCGGAGCTATAATTATTGACGACGCTCTAAAACCAGATGATGCTGATTCTGAATTGAAAAGAGAGCGTGTTAATCAAAGGTTTGAAACAACCATAAGAAGTAGGACTAACAGCCGGAATACTCCAATAATTGTTATAGGTCAAAGATTGCACGAAAAAGACCTTATAGGCTACTTAATGGAACAAGAGCCGGAGGATTGGACTTTAATAACTTTGCCTTGCATAAATGAAATTGATGGTAAAGAAGTAGCTTTATGGGAATTTAAACAGACTTTAGAAGAGTTGAGAAAGATAAGAAGTGCTGATGAAAGGGTTTTTGAAACTCAATACCAGCAGAACCCTAAAGATAAAAAAGGTAAACTACTTCCAATTGAATCTTTACGCTTTGAAAAACTAGATAATATACCCGAGGAAAATATAGTATTCAAATTTAGTTGTGGGGATCCAGCTGATAAAGGAGGGGATAATTTCTGCATTCCAATGATGCACGTTTGCGTAATAGATAATCAATTAGCAGTATTTGTGAAAGATGTAATACATAGCCAAGAAGGTATTGAAGTAGTTACCGAAAGAGCTATTGAAAAGATGCGAACCTTATTTATAGAAGAGGCTTTTTTAGAAGTAAATGGAGTAGGAACAGGAGCATATTTATTACTTAAAAGAGATATTTCAAACCACGCAAAAGTAAAACCTTTTAATTCCACTATCAATAAAGAGGTGCGTATACTATCCAACTATGAGTTTATAATGAAATACTTTATATTTGATATTGACTATAAAAACAAACCAGAATATCATAATTTCATTAAGCACATTACCTCATATCAAAAAGAAGGCGAAAATAAAAATAAGAAAGATGCGATAGATTCTCTTTCAAGCGCAGCGGCAATATTGAAAATAAAATATAAAAAACTGTTATATTCATAATTAATTTATATATTTGCCTAACTGTGTGAAGATATACGGTTCAATTTAGGATGACGAAAAGACCAAATACTAATATAGCCAGATATTCGAGTAATCGAGTACTGGCTTTTTTACTTTGTAATTAATGGGTTGGTTCTCAAGAAATAAAAAGACAAACATAACAGGATTTGCCGAGCAAGATAACACTGGTGCGTGGATGCAGTACTTTAATCAGTATATGCAATCTATTAACGGAGAATTACAAACCTACGCTAAAAGCAATCCTTACGCATTGGCTTGTAATATTGCTGAGGTTTTCATACCGATTGACGCAATAGCGGATCGTGTAGCTGGGGTTAGTTATAAATTAAGAAATAAAAGAACATTAGAGCCTTATGAGGCAAAAGGGAATCTTTTAAAGTTGCTTACCAATCCAAACCCACAAAGCACAATAGCCGATTTAGTTTATAAAGATGTATTTTCAAAACTTTCAGACGGTAATAGTTATATTTATACCAAAACACCTGAAAGTATTAAAAATCCAACAATTGACAATATCAGTAATATATGGGTTCTAGAGCCTAACAAAACAACGCCTAAACTATTAAAAAATATTAGTAATCCGTTTCTAATGAAATCTAAAGCTGATTTTATAGAATATTATAAAACGTTCTTTTTTTACGAACATAAGATTGAACCTAGATATATTTATCATTCAACATCAATGGGATTAAATGAGTTTGGGATTGGCACATCACCATTGAAAAGAGTAGAGAAAAATATTGATAATATTTTAGCTGTTTACCAAGCTCGATATAATGTTTACGCAAAAAATGGTAATGGTGGTATTTTAAGCAAAGCACCACAGACGGGTGGTAATAGTTTACAAGAGGCAGTTGATCCAGCTACTAGAGAAGAGATACTAAAAGATTTACAAAATAGGAATGGTATTACAGGAAATAAAAACTTTATAGGTATTTCATCTATTCCTTTAACATTTATAAAAACACTTGGAACTATTGCGGAATTGCAACCGTTTGAAGAGACTGAAAGTAACGCAATCACAATAGCTGGAATTTACGGTGTTGACCCTGAGTTAATACCAAGAAAAGGAAGTAGCACATTTACAAATAAAAATGATGCTGAAAAAGGATTGTGGCAAAACGTTTTAAAATCACTATGCCAAGATGAAGCAGATATACTTTCAAAGGTATATTATTTGCCAGAGGGCATTGAGTTTTACGCTGATTTATCAGAAGTAGAAGTATTGCAAGAGGATAAAAAGACAGGGTATGAAAGTGATAGTGTTTTAATCGGTAATCTTAAACAATTACAGGAATTAGGACAGGATGTAAATAGAGCATTAACCAACATAACAGAAGATTATAATGGGAACTAAATTGACATTACAAGAGATAAACAAACAGTTGGAAAAAAAGAATTTAGATCCAACGCTTGAAAAAAGTTTAAAGGACAAAAAAAGAATACTAACCGATAATAAAGAAGTTAGAAAATGATAAAAGTATTAGAGTTTCCAGATAGAGAGTTTGAGAATAAATCCGATTTATTCAAAGAGCTTATAGCAAATAAAAAAGAATTGATAGCTATAAAGAAGTCAGTTACTAAAAACGCTGATTCCGTTTCCTATGGTTACGTTGAAAGTATTTCTAAAAACGAAAACAACAAGGCGTTAGCTGCTTCGGAATTGCCAAGCACATTGAATGTAAAAGTAGTAATCAATACTACTAATTTTTTAGACAGTCATAACGATTTACACGTTAATGGGATATGGAATAAGTCAGTAAGTGATAATAAAACGTTTTTACATTTACAGGAACATATCAGAGGCTTCGACAAAGTAATTTCGGATAGCGCAAAAGGTTCTATTGCAACTATGACTTGGAAACAATTGGGATTGCCTTACGATGGTAGTACTGAGGCTTTAATATTCGAAAGTACTATTGATAAATTGCGCAATAACTTTATGTTAAAGCAATACGCTAACGGATGGGTTAAAAATCATTCAGTTGGGATGAGATACGTTCAAGTCGAGTTAGCTATCAATACAGAGGCTGAATACGATAGAGAATATAAAGCTATTTGGGATGAGTTTTATCCAAATATAGCTAACAAAGAAGTAGCAGACGAAAGAGGTTTTTTTTGGGTTGTTAAAGAAGCGAAAATAATTGAGGGTAGTGCGGTTGTAATGGGTAGTAACTCAGCAACTCCTACATTAGAAAATAAAGAAGAGCCGTCAGAGGACACTCTTGAAATACCTGAGCCGTCATTAGACACTCAAACAGAGAAAAAAAACAAAGTAACATTTATTTAAAAAACAAAAGATGAACGGTAAAAACATTTCATTGATTGATGCATTAAAAAAAGCAGGTGCAACAATCGAAGTTGAGCAAGAAAAATTCTTGACAGCATTAGACGAGGCTTTAAAAGCACGTCAGGACGAAACAAACGAAACTTATTCAGAATCACTAAAAACAGCTTTAAACGATGTTTTAGGGGCTACTGAAAAGGACGAAAACGGTAAAGTGGTAACTTTCGCTGAGCAAATAAAAAACATTGCTGAGGCACTTGAGAAAGTTGAAAAACAAAACAACCAGACAATCGGAGAAAAAGAAAAATTCCAATTGAAAAAGTATGTTAGAGAAAACCACAAAGCAATTGTAGATGCAATTAAAAACGGTAAAGATTTAGATGGTACTGAGTTCACGGCTATTAAGGCCGCAGCATCATTCTCAAACACGAATACGATGGGAGCTGTTGCAATGCCATTAGTTGAAAACTATTTAGTTGAAAACGATATCGCAGTAATAAGACATCCTGAGAATAGTATTTTAGATGCTATTCCAAGCACTCAAGTTTCTAAAGTTCCTCAACAATTAATTCGAGTTGAACAAGCTACAGAAGAGGGAGCTGTTGCTGTTGTTGCTGAGGGTGGTACAAAACCATTAACATCAGATACGTTCGTAAGAACTATTACAACACGTACCAAGTACGCTGGTCGTATCGAGTGGTCAGAAGAGTTTGAAATGGATAACGAATTGCTTTTTGATGCAATTATTGATTTATTCGAAAACAAAGTAAACAGAGCGCACCGTGACGGTATTATTGCTAAAATGATTACAAATGCAGTAGCCTATACTTCATCTGTATTTGATGGCACTTTCGTAACTCCAGATAATGGATTAGCAGTAATTGCCGGTCAATCAGTTATTCAGGGCATGTACTTTATGCCAAATCTTGTAGTAATGAATCCGAGTGATATTTTTGCCGCGATGTTTACTCAAGACACAGAAGGAAATGCACAAATTAAACCATATATCGTAAACAATAACGGTGTTTATACTATAAATGGTATGAGAGTAGTATCTTCTTACGTTATTGCGCAAGGTACGGCGTTAGTAGGTGATAGTTCAGTTTATAGAGAGTGGCATTCAGCTTACATCTTTAGAGTTGGAACTTACAACGATCAGTTTATTAAAAACTTAAAAACCGCAATCGGTGAGGTATTCTCTTTATTGAGAATCGCAAACAACGAAAAGCCAGCATTTATGGTTTTAGACTTAGATGCAGTAAAAGCGGATTTAACAGTAGCACCATAATTTAAAATAAATAAATATGCCAAAGTTTGATATTAAAGAAGTAGAGTCAGAAGTAGTACAGAAAGCTACTTTTCACAAAGAATCAGATTACAAAGTAATATTCCTTAACAGCGATGTGACTAAAAAGCCAAGATTACTACACGTGATCCAAGCAGATAGACTAATAGCTAACAAGAAAGCTACTGAGGTAAAAGCGGGTAAACTCGAAGAAAGAGATGTAGAGCATTTAACAGAAACAGCAGTTAAAAAAGAAAAATAAAAAATGATAATCGATAACTCATACTTTCAGTCAAAACAGACGTTTATACCAAACGTAATAGCGCAACCAAATATGCAAAGCAATACGCCGAGTGAGGTTAATCAGTTACAAATGGAAATAGACAGCAGAGAGTATGAGTTGTTGGTGTCTTTTTTAGGCGTAACCCAAACAGAAGAGTTATTATCACAATTTGAAACAAACGGGGATTGGAAAGTAGATGCATTACAAAAGTGGAAAGACTTAGTTGATGGTTTAGATGATTGGAAAGGATTACGTTACACAGTAGGTGCTAAAAAAGTATCGTTGATTGCGTACTATGTTTTCTATTACTACCTATCAGATATTTATTCTACTTTAAATACAACTGGAGTACAAATAGCAGAATCACAAAATGCAACAACTGTTTCACCAACACAGAAACAAGTTAATGCCTGGAATAATTTTGTTGAAATGTATAACGGTTTTTGCAACGGAACTGATTATCGTTTTTTCAATAATTGGAACGGAATAGCTTTACAATGGAATCAAAACAACAACGGAAACAAAACAACGTTGTATGATTTTATGCAATCTAAACCAACAGATTATGATAGTTCTTTCTTTACGTTTCAAACAGTTATAAATACTTTTGGATTATGATAGTAGTTGAATCAAGATTAAATGAAATATTCAATCAGTTACCTGAAATAGACGGATTCAAACCTGTTTATAAATGGGGTGATGAATATCATTTAATAAAGCAATTACAGTTATATTCTGATGCAAACAGAAGTATTTATCCTTTAATTTATCAAACCTCAAAAGGATCAAAACAAAAAAAATACTCAAAAGAAGCCACAACATCGCTTACATTAGTTTTAGCTTGTAGAAATACAGAAGTAGACTTAACTAATGAGCAACGTTGGGAAATGAGTTATAAGAACATACTTTATCCGTTAGTTGATAATATTGTTTTTTCAATCATTCAAAGCGGAATAGTTGTTTTTGATGGTGAGTATGATATTGTTGAGTTTCCAAACTATGGAAATGGTAGATTAAGTGAAACAACCGATATTTGGGACGCTATTACTTTAGACTGTTCAATAACATTAAACGCAAATTGCGTAAAAACTATTTACTATTAATACATAAAAAAATATGATATTATTTAATCAAAAAAACTGCGATACTTCACGCAAAAATTTAGGAGTACCTGACTGCGAATTATTTCATGGGAGGTTAATGGGCTTTATAGCTGTAGATCCAAACTGGTCTGTAGATGTTGAAACAGATGTATTCACTATTGAAACAGCAAACGGATTAATACAAGATGGTACATTTATTCCAGTATTGGGAAATGTAGAGGTTTTGAATAATACACCTGAGGCAACAACAGAGGAATATCAAGGCGGGATTATGAATGTAGTTCGTAACGGATTGCCAATGTTTGCTCAAAAGAATGTTAAAAGTTGGGCTTATGCAAGAGCTTTGTTTTCTATGAATTCATTTCAACAATACAAAACATTATTGGTATTTGAGGATGGTTCAATTGCGGGTGCAATAAGCGGGACTACATTTAGTGGATACACTACAGGAATGATTAACACGGGTACTTATTTCCACCCTGATGGGGCTGTATCCGGCAACAGTACTACTACATTCCAATTAATCAACTCTAACGAGTACAACCTTTATACCGCTGTACTTGACCGTAGTGTTACAGGTTTTGATGCAAACGGATTGTTACCTATTACGGATATTGTAATTACAGGGCGTGCAGACGTATCAGAGGGTAAAGTATATTTCAAAGCTAAGTTTGGAATGAATGAAGCATCTAATTTAGGTGGAATTGCAATTGCTAATCTGAGAGTTACGGTTTCTGGAGTTGTAGATGCTATTCAAGTGGGTACTTTATCGTATCTTTCAACTACTCAGGAGTGGGAATTTGAGCCAACTGCAACACTTACAACATCTACGCCAGTAGTAGTGCAATTGTATGATACTGTTAACGCTGTTGATGTGGCTAAGATAGGAGTACGCTTTTATGAGGGCACAAGTGCATCATTTTTGCCGGTTGCATAGATATTCAATAATTAATTTCAAAACCCTTGCAATTCGTAAGGGTTTTTTGTTTATATTTGTTTCGGTAATGATTTAAAGTTAAACACGAATGGAAATGCAATCACTCAAATGGTTGCATTTTTTTAATTTATAGAACTAATGGTTATATTCAACAAACAGATTTTCGGAACAGATGCGGGCTGGTTTCTACAGCTTCCAACTATGGAACAAGTAGCATGGATTAAAAAGCACACGAACCAACAAAACGATGATGTAATAGATGAATTTCTATCAAACATTACAAAAGATACAGATAAGAATTGTTTAAACTGCGGACAAAATGGGAATATCGGCACTCCAATATCAGAAACGGTTGAGTCCAGTACTATCACTAAATTACCTACAATCAAAGGTAAGAAATATAGTAATAAGCGACCAAAAAACACTGAAACAGGAAAAGATTGATGAGTTTGAGCAAGGTTTACGTCCAGATGGTAATATAATTGGTGAGTACCGAAGTAAAGATTATCAAGAGTATAAGTACACGCAAAATCCATTAGCAAGAGGTAACGTCGATTTAATCCTTACACGCTCATTCACAAATAAACTATTCGTTAAAGGAAGTGACAGCAAATTTATATTTGATAGTTCAGACATCAAAACAGG